TCTACTGAGACGATTATTTAAACCGAACGCGACTGGCAGTCGCGCCAAGTTCTTATAACCGAAACCCGAGAAGCGTGCTACATTAGCCATCGAGATTTCTCTCGATCTTTTCACTTTTCTCCAAAGCTCCTCAAGAGCAGCGAGGTTACTCGCCGCAACACTGAGTTCCGCTAAGGAAATCGGCGTGGCGTCATGTCCTCGAATCCAGGTTCGCTTCGCAAACTCTAGACTCTTAATAGATGAGACTAGGGATTTGGCTATTCCCACCTCTACACCTATAGTGTCCATAAGGACGAGGTACTTCTCAGCTACGGCTTTGTCAGCTATGACAATATCGTCTCCGAGTAATGCATACTTAGAAAACCATAACGGTTGTTCTGGGTACGCAAGAAACGCAGCGTATTGTACAATGGCATGATGAGTCATCGCGAGCATCGCCCACGACGACAGCGCACCCATAGGCTGTCCGACCTTATAATAGACACTCATGAACCCCAAGTTGTAACTTTTAGCTACCCTTGGTAATCCATAAGGCCGTCCTACAAGGACATAAGCCCACAAGTTTGCTAGTCTTTCACCCAAGAGAGGCTTCAGCAAAGCCACCTGTATCGCTACAGGTAGCCTGTCCGTCGCCGCCGATAAATCATACGAGGCGAACCATTCTTCCCCTTTGAAACGATCGAGAAGCCGGGACACCGGTCCCAGCTGGTCGAAAGTTCCATCGGTTGGAACAGCCCGTAAACGTGTGAATATCCACTCATGCAAGGGTCGCATAAGCGCCTGTGTGATCAAATTCACCATAGCAAAGACTCGGATCTTTCCTGGTTCCTCTTTGAAACCTAATCGCCCAAAGAATAAGGGTTTCCCCCAAATGCTTAGAGCTAATTGCTTTCGACTATGGACCTCGTTAGAAGTCTGTAGCCAATCGCAAGGAGCCCTTCGCATCTTTCTTGGTTGACGACGAATCAGATCGTCCCTCATCCGCCCGAAAGCGGAAAAGATACTTTCCAATTCAAAGTTAATCGACCTAGAAGACGTCGCCTTCATCCATTCACTGAGAATTTGGTTCATCTCTGTGTCCATCCACCAGACCAGCAGGTCGAGTGGTAAACCAGCAGACGCTCCAAACCCTCCTGAGTTTGGCGAAGACTTCGTAATCGTCGGTATCGACATTACTTTTAGGTCTCGCGAAGGATCGATCTCCATCGGTAACTTCGTCACCTTTGCAAACCGACCCAGGAACACGGGTACCCACCCGTCCCACGCATTTAAGAAGTCGCTTTTCAGCTCCTTCCCAGGAGACACTATGGTACTCAGCTTCAGACTACCCTTAAAAGGGATTACTCGGTATAACCCGAATAACGTCAGCCAAAGCCTAATTACCTCAATGTCCCCCGAAAGAATTAACTTTCGGTGCATGGAATTGATGATCCTTGGTACTCCGCGTCTAGTTCTCGAGACGTTGCAGCCGAACCCAAAGGGATCCTTATCTTTCTGTCCGCCCGCTACATGCTGCAATAGCAAATAGCAGGTTTTCAAAAAGATAGCTAGCCCTTTCGGCCCAACTCGTCTATACATTCTTGATGCATTCCGAGAGAAACCCCAAACAACCTTAACCCGTCCTGCTGTTAAATGCCCAAAGAC